GGTCGACGGCGAGCTCCGCGAGGTCACTGGCACGGCGCCTGAGCCGGTCACGCCGCGCCAGGAGCAGGGGCGCGCGCAGACGCTCGAGGACCTCATCGCGCTGGGGCGCAGGCGTGGCCACAAGCGGCCGGAGTTGTGGGCCCGCGCCGTGATGCGCGGACGCGCTGAGAAACAGGCAAGGAGGCAGGCATGAACGACGACGATTGCGAAGGCCGAGCCGCTGGACTGGCTCTGTTGCTGACCGCGCAGGGCATCGTGTGGCTGTGCATCGGCCTGTGGGCCGGCTGGCTGATCTGGAGCCCGGCGTGAGCGAGGGCTGCCTCGGCTGCCAGCGGTGCGAGGACGGGCCGACCGTGGTGCTGGTCGACGGCCGCACGGTGTGCACCTGGTGCCAGGACTGGAAAGACGAGTGCCTCGCGCGCGAGATCCTGAAGATGCCGCGGGAGCGCCGCCGGGCGTGGCTGTTCGGCGTGGCCGACAAAGGCCGCGTCATCGAGAAGGGCCTCGAGCAGATCCACGGCAAGAAGAAGGCCGACCACATGGCCGGCTTGGTGCGTGCGGTGTGGGAAGCGGGGCGGGGCAGAAATCCTGAGTAAACAGTGTGGATTTCTCACTGTGTTGAGATTTTCGCGTACACTGATCTTCGGTCGCTTTGACCGGATCCACCCAGGAGAACCCATGGACTCTCAGAGACTCACGATGCGGCCCGACTGGGGCGCCGACGAGGTTGGCACCCACACTTTCGACGGGCCGAGCGGCGGCAACGAGGTTTGGCTGACAGCCAAGAAGGGCGGCGCGCACTTCAGCGTCTGCATGACGTTGTCTGAAGCGCAGGAGCTCGCCGCGAACATCGGCGCCTGCATCCGCGGCAAGCTGGCAGGGGTCGCATCGTGATCCGCTGCCGATCGAACGGGTGCACGGGCAGTTGCGACCTGGGCCGGCGCGACTGTGACTGCGGGCTGGGGCTGCCGTCGCTCGACACCTATGTCGTCGATCGCGCCTACCAGAACGAGCCGTTCCCGCGCGTGGCGCAATGGGTGGACGAGCACTCGGTGCTGGCTGCCGTGCTGATGGTGGTGGCGGTGTTCGCGCTGTTCGTGCTTGGCGCCTGGCTGGATGGTGCGCCGGCATGACCGAGGCCGGTCTGATCTTAAGTGAATCGGATTTAATGCGGTCGATCATGATCGCGCTGTCGGCCGATGGGCATGCCGTTTTCCGCGCGAACGTCGGGTTGTTCTTCACCAAGGACGGCCGGCCGGTGAGCACTGGCCTTCCCGTCGGGTTCTCGGACCTGTTCGGTTTCCGGGCCGGCGATGCTCGAGCGTTTTTCCTCGAGGTCAAGACGCCGATTGGCCGGGCGACCGCCGAGCAGCGCGCGTTCGTGGACGCGATGCAGCGTCGTGGCGCGCTGGCCGGCGTTGTGCGGAGCGTCGAAGACGCGCGCGGTATGTTGCGGTAATCGCACCGCTGGCGCTATCATCACATCGTCATCAACCACTGTCCGTCCGTCTGTATGTCCGAAGACCTATCACCATCTCAGTGCCCCTTCTCGTCTAAGATCCGCGACCTGATGCGGGCTGGCGACACCGCCGTCAGCATTGAAGCTGCGCTGGCGCTGTTCGAGTACGTCGACCTGGCCAAACGAGCGTTGCTCGAGCACCGGGTGCGAGAGTTCACGGCCGCCGATGTGGTTGCGCTGGCAACCGCGATGGAGGTGCGCGAGCGCACGTTCAAGATCTCTGCCTACGACCGCGAAGCATGAACGCGGCCGAGGAGTTTCGCGCGGCGATGGCCGCAGCAGGGCTGACGCCACCGGACGAGATCATCGGAGACGGCCAGCGTCATCGGTTCAGCAGCAGCGGCAAGCGCGGCGATGATTCAGGGTGGTACAGACTTTTTCTCGACGAGCGCCCTGCCGGCGCCTTCGGCTGCTGGCGCCTGCAGATCAGCGAGAAGTGGAAGCACGACGTCAAGCGCGAGTTCACGCGGGCCGAGCGCGACGCGTGGCGCCAGCGCATGCAGGAGATTGAGGCTGCCCGCGAGAAGGAGCGTCAGGCTGCGACCGAATACGCCGCGAAGACCGCCGATCGCCTGTGGTCCCTCGCCGAGCGTCGTGGCCATCCGTACCTGCAAGCCAAGGGCATCGACGGCGTGGCCACACGCGTCACCGGCGGCAAGTACCCGAAGGGCCACGAGCTCGATGGGCAGGCCTGTCCGGTGCTGCTGGTCCCTGTGCGCGGGCCCGGCAAGAAGCTGATCGGCCTGCAGCGGATCTTCCCGGACGGGCACAAGGCCTTCATCAAGGGCACGCCGATGGAGTCGGGCGGCTACTGCCGCATCGGCGACCTGTCGCACACTATGGTGCTTTGCGAGGGGTACGCCACCGGCGAGTCGATCCACATGGCGACCGGCTTCGGCGTCGTGGTTGCGTTCAACGCGGGCAACATGCAGCGCGTGGCCGAGGCGATGCGCAAGCTGCTGCCGTCCGCCGAGTGGATCATCGGCGCCGACGACGATGCGTTCACGGTCTACCCGGAGCGCCACCCCAAGGCCGGCCAGCCCTGGAACCCCGGGCGCGAGGCCGCCGCAGCTACGGGTTTTCCCGTGGCCATGCCGCTGTGGCTGGGCGACCGTGGCCGAGGAACCGATTTCAACGATTTGCACGCGTCCGAGGGGCTGGACGCGGTGCGCGCGTGCTTCGAGGATCCGCAGCCGATCGACCCGCCCCGGTCAGAGGGGCCCGACAAGCCGGTGAGTGTCGGGGGTCCGGGTGGCCCGAACAACCCCGGCAGCAGCGGGACGGGTAGCCCGACTCCTTGGGACGGGTCCGCTGCCGTCGACGAGCCGCCGCCGGCGCCGCAGGGTGCTGACACACCTGAGCCGGCGGCGGGCTCCGACGTTACCGACGAGCGTCATGCGCCACCAGGCTGCGGCGAGCGGCCGTTGATCTTCAAGGGCAAGCCCATGCAGTCGGCGCAGATGTTCCACGACACGCTGCCCGAGGGCGGCCGGATCCTGTTTTGGAGGGGCGAGTTCTACAGCTGGGCCGGCGACCGCTACGTAGTGCGCGACAGGGTCTGGATTGAGCAGCGCCTCTACCACTGGTCGGCGGGGTGCGACACCTGGCGCATGAACAGAGACGGCAGCCACGAGGTCGTGGCTTTCGACCCGACTGCCGACGCGATCGGCAACATCGTGCACGCTCTGCGCGCCGTGTGCTACGCCGACTTGCCAGAGCCGCAGTGCTGGATCGAGGAGCGGACTGGCGATTTACCTGCGTCCGAGATCATCGCGTTCCGCAACGGCTTCCTGCACTGGCCGACGCGGCGCCTGCTGGCGTCGACCGACCGCCTGTTCTGCACCTCGGCGCTTGAGTTCGACTACGACCCGATCGCCGAGCAGCCGGCCGAGTGGCTGGCCTTCCTGCAGGGCTTGTGGCCCGAGGACCCCGAGAGCATCCAGGTGCTCGGCGAGATGTTCGGCTACCTGCTGACCGACGACACGAGCCAGCAGAAGGCGTTCATGCTGATCGGTCCGCCGCGCTCCGGCAAGGGCACGATCCTGCGCGTGCTCGAGAGTCTGGTCGGCTACGCCAACCGGGTGAGCCCCAGCCTGTCGAGCCTGGGCATGCAGTTCGGTCTGCAGCCGCTGATCGGCAAGCGCCTGGCCATGATCTCCGACGCGCGTCTGTCCGGCCGCGCCGACCAGCAGCCGATCGTCGAGAACCTGCTGCGCGTCTCCGGCGAGGACACCATCAGCGTGCCGCGCAAGAACATCACCGACTGGACCGGCAAGCTGCCCACGCGGTTCGTGTTCGCGTCGAACGAGCTCCCGGCCTTCTCCGACGCCTCGGCCGCGCTGGCGAACCGGTTCGTCATGTTCCAGTTCACGACCTCGTTCCTGGGCCGCGAGGATCTCGGCCTCACGGCGCGGCTGCTGCGCGACCTGCCCGGGATCGTGCTGTGGGCCCTCGAGGGCCTCGATCGCCTGCGCCAGCGCGGCCATCTGATCCGCCCGCAGTCCGCGGACGAGCTCCACGCCGACATGGTCGAGCAGACCAGCCCGATCCGCGCGTTCGTTGAGGATTGCTGCATTGTCGGCGATGGCAATCAGGTCGACCGCGACGACCTGTTCGGGGCATGGCGGAAGTGGTGCGAAACGCAGGGCCGGGATCACCCGGGCACGAAGGTCGGTTTTGGACGGCAACTGGCCGCGGCTTTCCCCGAGATCAAGCGCGCGCAACCCCGTGCCGGTGGCACAAGATTGAACGTGTATTCCGGTGCCAGGCTGAAGCACCAATGGGAAGGCGGGCCGTTGGATTGATGCTGGCACTGGATAGAACCTGTGCCGGCACAAGGTGCGGCACAAGATCGAATTGCTTTTAAACTGTTGATTTGTAAGGAAAAATGGACGTGGCACAAGATGGCACAAGTAAAAACGCAATAGCAGTCTCACGCGTATACACACACACGCGCACACACAAGGAACCCCGGCACAATGGGAAACTCACCTGTGCCACCTGTGCCACCTGTGCCAGCCACGTTGCGAAAACCACACTATCGCTGTAGCATCCGCACCACGATGAAAAGTCCGACCCTGAAAAGCCTCGCGGTTTCGGCGCTCGTGCCCTACGAGCGGAACGCCCGCACGCACTCGGCGGAACAGGTCGAGCAGCTGTGCCGCTCGATCACGGAGTACGGCTGGACGAACCCGCTCCTGGTCGACGACCAGAACCGCGTCATCGCTGGCCACGGGCGCTTGCTGGCGGCGCAGGCCCTGCGGATGGCTGAGGTGCCGTGCATCGTCCTGTCTGGCCTCAGCGATGCCCAGCGGCGCGCGCTGGTGCTGGCCGACAACAAGCTCGCGCTGAACGCCGGGTGGGACACCAAGCTCCTGTCGCTCGAACTGCAGGATCTGCGCGACGCGGGCTACGACCTCACGCTGACCGGGTTCTCGATCGAGGAACTCGACAACCTCACGCTCGCGCCCGAGCCGGAGGCCGACCCCGACGACGCGCCCGACAAGCCTGCCGAGCCGGTGACGAAGCCCGGTGACGTTTGGATCCTGGGCCCGCACCGCCTGGTGTGCGGCGACTCGACCTCGGTCACGTCGCTCGATCGCCTGATGCTTGGCGCTCCGGCGGATGTGTGCTGGACCGATCCGCCCTACAACGTGGCCTACGAGACCAAGGCCGGCAAGATCGCCAACGACGACCTCGACGACCAGGAGTTCCGCGACTTCCTGTCCGCGGCCTTTGCGGCGGCCTACGCGAGCCTGAAGCCTGGCGCGGCGATCTACGTCGCGCATGCCGACACCGAGGGCCTGAACTTCCGCGCCACGTTCCGCGCGGCGGGCTTCAAGCTCTCGGGCTGCCTGATCTGGGCGAAGAACTCGCTCGTGCTTGGCCGGTCCGACTACCAGTGGCAGCACGAGCCGATCCTCTACGGCTGGAAGCCGGGCAGCCGGCACCGGTGGTACGGCGGTCGCAAGCTCACGACCATGATCGATCTCGACCAGGAGCGGATGCCGTTCACGCGGCGCGACGACGGGCGCTACGAGATCCGCATCGGCGACACGGTGATGGTCATCGACGGGACTGCCGAGATCCAGGAGCTTGTGCCGTCCGTGATCAACGAACCGAAGCCCAAGCGCTCGGAAGGCCACCCGACCATGAAGCCCGTGGCTCTGATCGAGCGGATGCTGCGGAACTCGGCCCGGCCCGGCGACATCGTGCTCGACCTTTTCGGCGGGTCGGGGTCGACGCTCATCGCGGCCGAGCGGCTGGGGATGTGCGCTCGGCTGTCCGAGCTCGACCCCGGGTACTGCGACGTGATCGTCAAGCGGTACGAGGCGTACACTGGGCGCCCGGCTGTGTTGGAGGTGCGTGATGAGTAGGGGTGGCGCTCGTCCTGGCGCGGGCCGCAAGCCAAAGGAGTTCAGCGCGGAGCAGCGCACGATGATCGAGGCGCTGGCCGGCTACGGCCTCGGCGTGCGCGAAATCAGCGCCGTGGTCGGCACGACCGACAAGACCCTGAGCGCGCACTGCAGCGAGGAACTGGAGCGCGGTCGCGCGAAGGCCAACGCCCGGGTGGCGCAGAGCCTGTTCGAGCGGGCCACGAAGGACAAGGACACCACGGCGATGATCTGGTGGACCAAGGCGCGCATGAAATGGACCGACCGCACCGAGGTGGAGCACACCGGGCCCGGCGGCGGGCCGGTCGTGGTTGTGACCGGCATTGATCGGAGCGATTTGCCGTGAAGACCTGCAGCGTGTGCGGCGTTGTCAAGCCGCTGCTCGATTTCGTCAAGGACAACCGCAAGAAGGCCGGCGTTGGCGCGCGCTGCAAGGTCTGCCACAATTCGATGACGCGCAAGTACGATGCGGATCGCCAGTACACGCCGGAGCAGATTGCAAGAAAGCGCGAGTACTACGACCGCTGGAAGCAAGAAATGGCGGCGTCAGTGGAGTTTCAAGAGTCGATCAGGCGCGCGAAAGAGAAATGGCGCCAAGCCAACGCTGATGCTGTTCGCGAGAAAAACCGCCGTTGGAAGGCGGCGAACAAAGATCGCGTCGCAGAGCATGTGCGGCACCGCCAGGCCAAGCTGCGTAGGGCTGTGCCGTCGTGGGCGGATCGCGCCAAAATGCTTGAGATTTACCGCTTTGCAGAGGAATTCCGCGCTGCGGGGTTTGATGTACATGTCGATCACATCATTCCGCTGTCCGGCGAGATGGTTTCTGGTCTGCATTGCGAAGGCAACTTGCGGGTCTGTCTCGCAAGCGTGAACCAATCCAAGGGCAACCGGCTGGTTGATCATCTGCTATGACAACCCGCATCGACCTCGGTTATCGGCCGCGCCCATGGCAAGCGGAGTGCCACCGCAAGCGGCGGCGCTTTACGGTTCTGGCGCTGCATCGGCGCGCGGGAAAAACTGAGTTGGCTTTGATGGAGCTGCTGGATGCCGCTCTTCACGCGAAGATCAACCTTCCCCTGTATTTTTACGTCGCTCCGTTTTTGAAGCAGGCAAAAACGATTGCGTGGGCTCGTCTCAAGCAGCGCATTGGACCGCTGGTTACTGCGGGAGCGGCTGAAATCAACGAGGCCGAGCTATATGTCCGCCTCAAACACAACGGCGCCGTCATCCGCGTCTATGGGGCGGACAACGAAAACGCCATGCGCGGCGTGCGCCTCGACGGCGTCGTGATCGACGAGGTGGCGCAGATCAAGCCCGAGGTGTGGGACGACATCCTGCAGCCTGCTCTGTCCGACCGCATGGGCTGGGCGCTGTTCATCGGCACGCCGAGCGGCGTGAACCTGTTCTCGTCGCTGTTTTTCAAGGCGCTGGCCGACGACTCTGGCGGGTGGTGGGGCAGCCGGTACACCGTGCACGACACCAACGCGCTCGACGCGCGCGAGGTGGCGCGGCTGCGGGCCGACATGAACGAGACTTCGTTCGCGCGCGAGTACCTGTGCGACTTCACTGCGGCGGGCGACGACCAGCTGATCGGGCTGCAGCAGGTCGAGGAGGCAAGCCGGCGCCAGTTGAGCGAGCGGGACTATGCGTTCGCGCCCGTGCTGCTGGGCATCGACCCGGCCCGGTTCGGCGATGACCGCAGCGTGATCGTCCGGCGGCAGGGCCTGCGGATGTTCCCGCCGCTGGTGTTTCGCGGAATCGACAACATGGCTCTCGCCGACCACGTCGTGCACGAGATCGAGACGCACCGGCCGGCGGCCGTGTTTTGCGACGCGGGCAACGGCAGCGGCGTGATCGACCGTCTGCGCCAGCTTCGCCACCGCATCACCGAGGTGCACTTCGGTGGCCAGGCGCGCGACCAGAAGTACCTGAACAAGCGGGCCGAGATGTGGTTCGCCATCCGCGACTGGCTGCGATCTGGCGGCGCGATCCCGAACGACCAGTCCCTGAAGATGGACCTGTCGGCGCCGACCTACGAGTTCAACGCCGCGGGCAAGATCAAGCTCGAGAGCAAGGACGACATCAAGAAGCGCGGCATGCCGAGCCCTGACGTTGCCGACGCGCTGGCCGTCACGTTTGCGACGCCTGTTCGCGTTTCGGCCCCTGGTGCGGCAGAATCGCGCGCTATCACCGACTATTCGATCTTCGGGTGAGGACCTCATGAGTGGACTATTCGGATCCAAGCCGCCGCCGCCGCCGGAGCCGGTTCCGGCGCCTGTGGTGAACCAGGAGATCGTCGACCGCAACACGGCCGACGTGCTGCGCCGTCGCCGCGGCAGCCGCGCGACCATCACCGGAGCGTCGGAGATGGGCAGCACGGCCGGCAGCGTGGC